TTCACCTCATCAACTTTTTGATCACGATTCACAATGTCCACTTGTGGGCTGCTGCTTGTTACCGTGACTGTTGCACGTACTTCTCGAACGTTTTGACTACCTTGTCTGCCTCGTTCTGGGGGAGGTACGCTAGCACATACAGTCTTTTCTGGCCTGAACAGCTGCCCCTCTGGCATCCGCGTTGCATTGCGAGCCTCACCTCCACAACTACCGTTTTGGAGGACTTGAAGGCTACCCTGATGCCTCCCTATCCCACGCGGTTCGTTTGTGTCTTTACGCATGACTTCGTCACATACGGAGTCATGGCCACCACGCTATTTATGTGCATGCTTGTAGCTTATGTCTTGTATTCGCTCGCATGGCGCTTCCTGGGGTTTGGAAATCCCATAGGATTCTATTGGTCCACGTTGTTCACGCACCCGTTCAAGGTGCCTGTCTCCATGTTCTCCGAGAGGACGCGTACCGCGTTCAACAATACGACGCTTCGTGCTCCGCGTCTGATGGACAACCATTCCCATCCTGGTCAAGCTGCCCTTCGCAGCTCGGCCGTGCTGGCACTTAGGACTCTTGCCTTTTCCGTTGGCATGAAGCCTTACTTTGTGCAGCGCTCAAAATCGGATAACCGCAGTGGCTTGGAAGGCTGCGAGACCGTCGTTTGGGCTAAGGATGCTCATCGCAAACCTGTCGCTTTTGCGCCGGGCCCCAAACACCTCATCATGCTGGTTGACACGTCCGATCACGTGCAAGGCATGGACCTGATACTAGCTGAAGGGCAGCCGACTGCCGTCTTCACCGTTGTGCCCTCGCGTGCTGCGAGGATGTGCAAGGAGTACTGCTATACCTTTAACGAGGACAACGAACTCGTTTATGAGGTTAAGGGCGGTGCTGGGTACAGGCAGGAGGTGTGGGACCTAGGCGGCGATATGGTCACCGCCATTGGATACAGCGCCACAGGACTGTACCGTTACAAGACTGTCTTCAACATCGATAGGAAATATGTCGATGATGACCACCAGATCGTCCTCTTCTCTCCTTCGGAACGTTACGCTTTCCCTTTGTTCGATATGAATCCTTGGATCAATCGTCCGTTGAAGCGACTCCGACCTGTGGGGGACGGCTGGGTGAGGCTACGCGTGTTAGGCAGCGCGGAAAGCCCACTATTGATCAGCACTGCGAGAGCCAACGGATATTGTTGTGCCACCGTTAGTGCCGACACCGACGACGCGCTGGCCGAAACTGGAGGCTTGAACAAGAGCGCGCTCGGTGCTTCAACGACCCAAACGCTGTCCAAACTTCCCGCCGTGGAGTGTGCCGTATTGACAGCGTACCACAGAGAGATGTCGCCGGGAGCCCAGGCGACTGTATTTATGGTGGACGAATCCGTCGTCCGCTACCAGTCCAAGTTCACCTACGACCCGGAGGCCCCTACCTTGTTGGGCCCCTTCATGCAGCCGTTCGGCCC